GGAACTGTTACTGGAACTGGAACTGTTATATCCCCTAACGGGGATATATATAATAGCGCCGCCCCCGCCGCCGTTGACGTAGAACTTTCTAAAATCGTCCAGCATTATCAGCAGGCCGTTGGGGACTTCCCACGCTCTGCGCTGGACAAGCTGCAGAAGTGGAGGCAGGAGTACAGCACAGAGATGATCCTGCTGGCGATTGACAAGGCCACAGAAGCCGGAAAGCGCTCGTGGAACTACATCAACGGCATATTGTCCGGCTGGAAACGAGACGGGATACGCACCCCGGGGGACGTGGAAGCCAACGAACAAAGCCGACAAGCCAGACCGCGAGGAAAGCAGCCAACCGAGACCGTAGACGACCAGCTTGCCCGGGTGCTGGCAAAGATGGACAGAGAAAGAGGGTTTGAGACATGACACGGGAAGACGTGGCAAAACTGATTCGCATGAATTTTGTGCTGTACAAGCTGGGATCTAAGCCACTGACCGATGAGGAGATGCAGACCACCATCGATGTGTGGACGTACCAGTTTGGCGACTATGACGGCGATACTGTCAAGCGGGCTTTTCTGGCGGCAAACCGGGTATGCGTTTATCCGGTCACGGTGGCCGACATCTTCAAGCAGCTTTCCCAGTGTCTTGACCCGTCCGCTGAATGGGAAGCTCTGGCTGTAGCGGCACGCAAGGCACAGACATTTTTGAGCTGGCGAAAGTTCCCGATGGTGACCGGCATTGACGAAAAGGGCGGGCTGCTGCGTAGCGACGGGCAGAAAGAGCTCAAAGCCCTGTATGACCAACTCCCCCCGGCGGCAAAATCCTATGCCGGGAGCGTTGGAGGGCTGGCCGAGCTGGCTGAAATGCCAGACCTTACATACCGCCGTGCCGAGTTTTTGAAGCAGGCGCAGGGTGATATTTCTACTACGCCGAGGGAAGCTGCTCGCCTGAGAGCCGGGCACACCCCGGCCAGACTGGAGGCAGCCAATGGGTAGTAAGTTCAGGGTTCTAGTGGAGTGCCGCAACGAGGGCGGCACAGACCTCCACTGCTGGATCGTGGAAGCGAAGAACCCCGGCGAGGCAGAGCATATTGCCGTCTCCAGGGCTCGGGCCTTTTACCCCAAGTTTGATGAATTTGAACCTGTAAGAACGGAGGAAATGCAATGTCTAAGGAAGTCGTCTTGATTGACCGCGACGAGCTGCTCAAGCACGAGGTTATGATTATCACCAAGGGCAACGCTGCCTTTCACGGTGTCCCGTCCTCGCTTATCGAGACAGCCCCGGTTATTGGCCTCAAGAGTCTGTGGCCCGTATGGAGAGACCCGGAAACCGACCCGCCGAAGGTCGAAGAAGAAGTGCTGATTATGTATCAGACCGCATCTGGAGAATGCGGAATCACAACGGCCCACTACGAAGATGGAACGCTCTTATCCCAAGATAGCATTTTTTGCTGGGATGAACTTGCAGCATGGGGAGAGCTGGATGAAGAACATGATGATTACATTATCCCAAAAGGGTGGTGGGAATATCGCCACTTCAATCAGGACGAAGTCTACAACAACATGGTAGATTATCCTGTGAGGGGCTGGATGCCGCTGCCGCCGGAGGTGCTGAAAAAATGACGATGACACCGTGTAAAGACTGCCCCGACCGGTACCCAATCTGCCACGACAGCTGCCCGCAGTACCATAAGTACAAGCTGGAGTTGAAAGCTGAGAACGCATACAACCAAGCCATGACCGGGCACGTCGGTGTTTATCACCGCGACCATGAGGACCGGCATCGGGAAAAAGGCCGCAAGCGGTACATGGGAGCGAACGGAGGTGCGGACAGGTGAAACCGAAAACAAAGTCTGAGCTGATGGAAGAATGGGCCAGTCAGCCGGACCAGCTTAAAAAAGAGCGCGATGTCAAGGCCGTTCGGAAAGCAATGGACGATGCCCGCGCAGCAATCCAAGACGGTTTAACGCGGTACGTCAAGAAAAAGACCAAAGCCCGCAGCATGGCAAAGGCTGAAGCTGACCCATTTGCTGAGCTGGAAGGCTGGGAAAGCATGGAGCAGATCCAGGATGCCTACGGCTATGGCGAGATCACCGCCGACAGGCGGGACAAACTCACCGACCTTTGGGAAGCCCGGGAAGCTGCCAGAAACAGCCGCAAGGGCGCGGACAAGTACCACGACCTTGTGACAGAGATGCTGGAAACGGCCATCCGCCGGGTGGGCAATGAGTACGCAGATATGCTGTTTGAGTATGACCAGCAGCGCCGGGAAGCAGAAAAGCAGTGCGAGCAGCTGGCCATGGAAGGGATGATGAAAAAATGAAGGCTATCTTGATGAGCATTCGGCCTGAATGGTGCGACCTCATCATTCGGGGGCAAAAAACCATTGATGTGCGCAAGACCCGTCCGAAACTGGAAACGCCGTTCAAGGTGTACATCTACTGCACAAAAGCTCCGCAGCAACTCATCACCATTTTCAAGGATGGCGAAGAAACGATGGACGGCGAAATCCATCACGGAAAGCCTGTGTTCGTAAAGTTCAATAAGCTACTGCCGGACAGCATACGCGGTAATACACAGATGGTTATTGGAGAGTTCATCTGTGATGACATCCGGCGCATCGGCCCTGAGTACTGCATCGTCAAAGAAGATATCGAATCTGCAATTGCTGGAAGCTGTCTCACAGTACCGCAAGTCAAAGACTATGCCGGATGGAAGTCCGGGATGAGTTATGCAGATTTGAAAGACTTGTATGGCTGGCACATTTCCGACCTGAAAATTTACGACCGCCCACGACCGTTAAGTGCTTTCGCAAGACTACGGGCAACAAAATTTGGCTATGAGCCTGTAGATATTGAGCGACCACCGCAATCCTGGTTTTATGTGGAGGACGGGAGATGAAGCTGACCCTCTACGGCGACCCCCGCACCAAGAAAAACTCTGCCCGCATCCTCAGAAGCCGCTCAGGTGGGCGCTTTGTGGCCCCTAGCAAGGCCTACGTGGATTATGAGACGGACTGCCTGCGGCAAATCAAAAGGCCGAACAGCCCTATCTCTGCCCGTGTGAACGTGCGGTGCGTATACTACATGAAGACCGCCCGCCGGGTCGATCTGGCAAACCTCATCGAGGCTACCACGGACATTCTGGTGAAAGCCCGCGTGCTGGAGGACGACAACAGCAAGATCGTTGCCGCCCACGATGGCAGCCGGGTGGAGCTTGACCGGGAGAAACCCCGGGTTGAAATTGAGATTGAAGAAATGGAGGACGAAAATGGCTGAATATCATGTTGGATGTGGGATGTTTGGAAACATCTATGCAGGAACGATGGCACCGCCTCGAAAAGATGGCTTGAAGATGTGGCGCAACAAGTCAGATGTGACCGATGAAGCGATTACGGCGGTCATGGGGCATTTCATCACGGAAATGATGCGTGACAACAAAACCGAAATTCAAAAGGCATGGGAAGTCCGTGGCGGCAAAACGCTGAAAGTCACTTTTGAGATTTTTGATAGCAAGGAGGAAAACAATGGCACGCACATGGACACCTGACACCGACACACCGAAGCCGGACGGAACCGATTACAGCACCGTTAAGGCGTGGCTGAACCGCTACCGCGAAGCAGAGAAAAGATACTACTTGCTGTCTGACCGTTTGGCCGAAGCACAGGAGGCCACCCAGCACATCACCCAGAACATCAGCGCGGCCCCCGGCGGCAGCAAAGATGGCCAGAGCCTTGCCCGGGCGGTGGAACGTGAGGAGGAAGCGGAGCGCCGCGCTTATGAGCAAAGAGCGGTCTGCGACAGGCTGTTTCTTGAGATCAGAAACGCGCTTTCCCAGATCCAGAACGAGAAAGCATACACGGTGCTGTACAAGTACTATCTCGATTGTCTCACGTGGGACAGGGTCGCAAAAGACATGAATTATTCTCTGCGTATGGTCTATGTCTTGCGGCGCAAAGCAATGGAGGAGCTGAGCCTTTAAAAACATTGCACTGTCATTACATTGCGGTTTCACTATCGCATGGTGTAAAATTGTATCATCGGAAAAGCCAAAAGGCAAACCGATGCACGCAGCCTCCGAAACGTGTCCCTTCTTGGCATTTTCCTCCTTTTTTGCTTGCAGGTACCGGACTTTGCTCTCTCTTCACGTTTCGCGGGCTGCTTCTATGCGATACACTGACACAAAGGCAGCCTGCCGCTCATGAGAGACAGGAGGCGGTTCGATTCCGCCGTATCGCACCGTATGGCGCATGGACTAGACAACCCGCAAGGTCGCACGTGTAACCTCCCGTGCCAAGAAAAGGCCTTAGAATCCTTGCCAAGGTGTAGCTTTCCTGACAGGATGTGCGCCAACCAACAGCCCCGGCGGCGAACCGGAGCTGTTTTTATATGCCGCCTGAGCGCAGTTTGGAGCGCGGCGCGTGTGTGTAGACACGGCTGGTTCGATTCCAAGGGCGGCTTTTTTATACTCCGGTAGCTCAAGCGGTAGAGCGGCGGTCTCCAAAACCGCATGTTGCAGGTTCGAGCCCTGCCGGGAGTGCTTGCGTGCCCTATGAGGGGGCCGCGCAATAGCGGGGCATCCGGCCGCGAAAGTTCCGGATGCAGCAGTGCCCACCGTTTGACGCATGTCCAACGCACTGAATGCACGGGCGCTGCTTATTTTGATATTTTGACCGTT